AATTTATTTCTTAAGTGCTCAAAAAACTAGTCCTAACCTATAATTGTTTGATAAGTTCAACAACCTCATCTACTTGCTTTTTGTTTCTTGGCATAAAAAGCACATAGTGATGATTGTTATCTCTAAGATGTTTCTTAAATAATTTCCATCTGAGTGGAAAAGATTCATTTGCATATCCTTTGGTTTCAATTATCCATTTACCATTAGGATCTACAAAATCCGGGGTATAAGTTATGGCCCTTATTTTAGAGCCTTTATTATACAGTTTCTTTTTAGTCCCTTCATAACAAGCTTGAGGATATACTAACGGTTCAAATATAGTGAAAGTTGTTTTTTCATACTCTACTGAAATTTTAGCTTTTTCCAGTCCTTTATAACAATGTAATTCTAATTGAGATTGAAAAGTAATTCCTTTATATGAAGATTTTTTAACATTTTTTACTTTGGACCTATACTTTCTCTTCTTCATAATTAATAACATTTGTTTGTAAATGTCCTTCATAGCCTCTTCTCTTATTCCATATATGAACTTGTCCTGCTCGTATAGTTCCTATATATCCTCGATTCTTGTGCCATTCATCATTCCCGCAAATAGATGGGATGAATCTAACTTTAGTTCCCATATACTCATTAACTTGTTCTTTATGAACATGTCCACAATGAGCTTCTCTAAATTTAGAAGAACTCCACATTTCTGGTTGTTCAGTAGCCATAAGTAAAGCTAATTTATCAGCTTTTACTTTATCTCCGTGGCACCACATAACCATATTTACTCCATATTGATAATATTTACGAGCTTTATAATCATTATCTACAGTTACATTCTTATTATTAGCATATAAAGCAGCTAATACTTCACCTGCATAAAACATTCTTTCAAAATCATGATTACCTTGTACAATTATTACATCAACTGGTGCAAATTGTGATAAGTAATCAATAGACTTGGCTACTAATCCCCAATATCCCCTAAAAGATTGTCTCCAATCCATATAATCATATTGAGGTGTTCCTGCAGTTGTTGCTCTTGAAAGCCCTTCTGAATTCATTCCATCATTACCTATTGGTAATATTATTCTTTCTATACCTAAACTTTCAACTTTTCCATATAATTCAGCAATAGCAGTTAAATAATGCTTTTCTACTGCTTTAGGTCCCTCACCAGTAACTTTTCCATAGTGGATATCGGGAAGAGATATTTCAACTACATTTGGGTCTTTGCCTTTTGTATACTTAATTTTAGGAACTTTAGGAGAATATTGTTTAATAGATTCTATAAGTTCCTTTTTTATAGAAGGCATATTATGCCATTGATTCATAGTAACTACAGAATATCTTTGTTCGCCACTAGCGCTTTGCCAAAATTTAACAGATTTAACATCTTCTAATGTTAAATCATTATCAGATAAATGTTTTAAAAAACCTGAAGATTTAGAAATTTCATCATTGTTACTTGAATTCTCATTTTTTAAATCTCTTTTAGCTTTATAATCTACCCATTCTTCTGCATTTACTAATTTTCTGCATTCTGCAGCTAATTTTTCTGATATATCTAACCTATTAGCTAAAAATTCAGAACTCTTTTTTAAATATCCTCTTTTTTTTCTTAAAAAGGATATTACTTCTTGTTTATTCATTTTAATATAGTTTTAAGTTCATTTATGCTACCTGTAGCTTTAATTAAATCTGATGGATCTTTAGATTTAAATTCTTCAGGGATACATCTATTAGTAAAACCATATAAGTCACAAATTTTCTTGGCCACTGTCTGGCCCGGATTATTTATATTATCAAAATCATTATCATATAAAATTTCTATTATATTAAATCTGTTTTTTAGCTCACTTATTAATTTCTCTTCAGGCATTTGCATTTCGCTTTGTAAAGCAACCGCATTATATCCTGCGACATGTAAACACATAACATCTTTAAGAGATGAAGTAATTATAAGTTTATTCCCTTTTTCGGGAAGTTGTGAATACCCTTGAATATCTGTTTTTTTAGTATTACTCAACCACTTATTTTTATCTTCGTAAGGAGAATAGATTTTATATCGATTATTGAATTTGAAAGCATAGGTTATTGATTTACAGCTAAATCTGTTTTCATTAACCCAATAATGACTTATTGGTTCAACTGCAAATTTAATAAGTATTTGTTTACTTACCAAATATTTTCGCCAAAAGTTCGCATCTTGTTTAGTCCAGCTTCTTTTTTTCTTTCTAATAATTACAGGCTTATGTAATTGTAGAGCCGGGCTATTTTGTCTATAGGCCATATAACCCATAGTAAATTGAATAGCTTCCTTTCGGGCGCTTAAACCTAAATTAAAATCACAGTCTATTATTCGTAAAGCACTTGTAAAAGAACAACTGTATTTTTCTTTTACATAATCAAAGCAATCGAATGTATGTTCGGAATTTCCGAAATCTTTGTAAAGTAGTTTATTATTCCATGATATTATATGAGCAGTTGGATTTTTATCGTTTCTTAACTCACTACAAAACTTTTTACCAAATCCTTTAAAACGAGGACAATAATACATAAAAATGTCATACTCAGTAATTTTACTAAGTATGACATCTGTATGTAAGTGGTCTTCGCTTTTCCTACTGCGAATGGACATTAGAATGGTAAAGAATCTTCGGATTTCTTATCAGAAACATCTGCTTCTACCCAATCCTCATCTTCTTTTAACTCTCCATTTCCATCTGGAGTAAGTAAATCTATAGTTGGTTTATGCTCCCCCCAAACTAGACTCACATTAAAATCTGCGTTAAATGAACCATAATCATCATTTAAAGCTTTAATAAAGAAATCATCTCGTTGAGGTTTTATCCTACCAAAATATTTAGCATATACTTGTTGATACCTATCATCCTTAACTCCAATAAGAACTCTTACTTGATTAGTTGAAAGAGCTTTAGCTAACGCTTTAACTTCAGTTACGTCTCCTTTTACTATATTATCTATAGTGTCAAAAGATACACTATCACCTGATGCTACATTAGCCCAAGCTTTTGTAAAATTGATAAGAGTTTCTTCTCCAGAATAAGCTCTTCTTTGCCCTTCGGTTTTCCACCAATCATAAGTTGGCTCTTCTTCAGACCAAGTAGATTGACCAATATTATTTATCCATTGATGTTTACCTGTTTTAGATATTCTAGGTTTATTCTGCATTAGAATTTCTAATCTGAAACTGCCATCAGAATTTCTTACCCAAAATACCAATTTAAAATAATCATCTTCACCAATAGTTACTTGGTAATTTTGTTCTGATTTAACTTTAATGTCTAAAGCATGTAATTCTTCCATTGTTGGATTTACTGCTATAACATTAACATTAGTAAGGCCAGAATAAACTTTTATTCCCCCTACCACCTCTTCGGTGCTTGCATTGCTTTGTATTGCCATTTTTATTTAGTTTTTAATTATTAATATTCTATATCTGTATCTTCTTCTTGACCATCTTCAAACTCGTTTGCTATTAAATCACCTTGGACTTGTGATGGTGATTTGTAATGCATTTCTCTTTCCATTTCTTCTGACTGTTCATCTAAATCTGTAAAGACTTCTTCTTCTGTTACTGAAGTTCCTTCTTCAAAATCTATTCCTTTTACTTTAGCTGTAATTTGCATAGTTTCTGGATCATATCCATTATCTCCATTTTCTGTAGGAATAGAAGTTTGATTAGGATCTACAGTGTCGTCTACAAATTCAAAAGATAATTTTCTAACTTTCTTAGCTTTTTTACCTTTTAATGCAGGATGTATAAACATTTGTTTAACTTCCCAAGCTTCCAAATTGTATTTTTCTTGGATGCCATTTCTATCTATACCATTTTCTAGATCTTCTAGAATCATAGTAGTGGTAATTCTTGTAGGCGTTTCTTGTTTTACAACTTTGCCTTTAGTTGGTTCTTGTCCTTCAATCATTTTTTTAATTTTTAAGTGATTAATCAATAAATATTTTATCCCAAGATAAAGGCATGGTTGCTCCTTTTAAATGTTCACATCTACTACCAGCGGTTACATCATCTAAAGAATTAAATGAAATCATTGTTTCATCATTTTCCCTATAAATATATCCTACTGCATCTGAATTTGCACAAGTAATTTGTTTTATTTTTCCAGTGAGATCAAGATCTTTTACTGCAACTTCTTTACCTTTTTTCTCAAGCATCTTATCTTTTAAATGTCCTACCAAGATAATATGATCTGCTAACATGTTCATCCTATCTATCCATTTTTTATAAGCCATTCTAAGATATAAATACCCCCCACCATTTGGTAATGATAAAATTGACATTCCAGGGTTCTTTGTTTCAAAGTTCTTACCCATAGGTGTTTTCATATAAATTTGTTTTGCTTCTGATTCACACCATTCTTCTAACTTAGATATGGTATCAATGGCAATATATTTATATGGTTTTCCTTGTTTAATAATTTCTCTCCCTACATCAGAAAGTTCTTTAAGACTATGTACTTTAATTTTCAAAGCATCAATCATATCAGAACCGTCTTCTAGATCTATAATCAAACAATCATCTAACTGTGATAATACTGTAGTCTTACCAATCTTTGGAGGACCATATATTATCATGTTCTTAGGCGATTTACGGCTAGCCTTTACCTTTGTTGTTGGTAATTCCATTTTTATTATATTTTAAATTGATGTTTAAGAATACTTATGTATGAATCTTTTACATATAATGTGGCGGATCTAGATCCATACTTTTTTACTTCATCTTCAGTTCCTCTAAGTTTTACATTTGTTACGACATCTTTAGGAAACCATAAAGAATTAGGCCTGTCTTTCCATCTGACATTAGCTTTAACTAAAAATAAAATGCCTTTATCAGTCTCTTTAAGGATTTTACCCCTTATTTTTTTACTATTATAATTCATATTTAATTATTTTTTAGTATGCTTCATAATCATCATCTTCATATACATCTTCATAAGTTTCTAATAATTTATTTTTTGAATCTAATTCTTTAAGTAAGTTTCTTTCAGTTTTGTACATTATTAAAAACATCCAATACGCTCCAAAAAAGGCACCTATTAAAAAAGAAATTCCTATTATTCCTAATGGTTTTATTAAAGTTATATATTCCATAATTATAAGTATTTTATTCTAACTACACAATCATCTATTTCTTTTTGTGTAATTTTATATTTCTTTATTTTTTCCTGTCTTAACCTAATTAAAGCATTTTTTTTAGCTCTTGGTATCTCAAACACTTCATTTTTATGTTCTATAGGAGCAGAACCGTTCATTTTATCAATAGTTTGTGTTAAGTTTTTACAAATTTCAATTACTCTTTCTCTTTTTGTTAATTTTTTCATAATTTCATATTTTTTCTCTTTCGTTAATAGTAAAAGTTTCCATATGTGCTTCAAATGGTATCATACCAAGTAAACCATCTCTGTTTTTTTCTACATGACAAGCCAATAATCCTATAGGCTCCTCACTACAATAACTATCTGTTATACCATATAAATCATAAGGTCTTTGAAGCATCATTACTACATGAGCATCTTGACCTATACTGTCACCACCAAATAAATCTGTCAATAGTGGTTGATATTGAGCTTTAGCTCTATGTTCTTGTTCAATATTCCTATTCAATTGAGATAAGAGTATATTTACACATCCCATTCTGGCTTGCATCCACATACACCCTTTACTGATATCATTTAACTTTTGTAATTCCATTTCCTTTTCACTTAAAATCAATCTAGAATGGTCGAACACATTTATTATAGTAGTGCTAGGTTCTTTATTAGTTATTTCTATATTAGATTCTTTAATAAATTCCATGTTCCTAGGTATATTATTAAAATACATAGGATATTTATTATATTTTATAACTTTCTCTTTGTATTTTTCGTAATCGTTTTTGGATAATTTATTTTCCACTGATAATAATTCAATAACTTGTTTGTTTACATCTTTTGAACCCGCTCTTAATATTTGTTGATGACCAGGCATTTCGAAACTCCAATATAATACAAGTAAGTTTTTTGTTTCATTTTTATCTAATACATCAAAAA